TTTCCTCTATTTCTCCGCACACAAGAGGCGGGATGATATGGAAATCTTTCTGGAAGAGGTAAAAAAACGAAGGCACAACTCTCCCAGTATTGTGCCACGGGCTAAGCCCCAGTTGGATATTGCCCGGGTGTAGAGGTCCGGTTGTAGGGAGGCCATATGCGCGTCATCAAAAACAAAGGCCAAATAATCCGAGGCGTACTTCTCCAGTGCGTGTCGAGAGATTCCCAGCGCGGCCAGGTCCGCGTCCGAGATATTGAGAATACTGTTCTTAGTGACAAACTCAGCATCGCCGAACTTCTCCGCCGGCGCCTTCTGAATGACCTTCCAAAACGTCTCATCGAGGCCAAAGTTTTCCAGGCGCTCTCTAAGCCAGCCGTCGCATGTATTCCAGTCGTACTTCCGGGCATTCGTGTAGAAGCCCATGGCCGTGAGCGCGGCGCCTCTTCTAATGCCGTCCGTCCACTGCGACAAAAGGGAGGCCCGCATGGTTGCGTCTGCCAATTTGGAAGTCACGCCCTGGCTCATATTGTCCGTGACGAATCTATTAACGGCAGAGTTGAAAACGTCTCCGATCACGCCCGCTTGGGCGGCAAAAGCAATATCCCTCTTATCGGCCGGGTTGAGCGACTTTACTAAGAACATCGCGCTCTGAGCAAAGGGCATGTGGTTGACATGACACATGTGAAAGTATGTAGCAATATCAGACATGCTCGTAATAAAAGCACCGCCGAGTTTGCCCGCTACCTGGAGGTTACGGACGCCCTGCATGATAGCGGCAAAGGTTTCGTGTTTGATGCCTCGACTGCCGTTTAAGTTCGTCCACATTGCGTTGAGCATGAGGTCGTTCGTCGGCACCCTGTAACCCAGAAAATAGTTGGATTGGTTATTGAGGATCTCGGTGGAGCGTTTCAACGTGTTGAATGTACTCGTTGGGCTCGGCCCCATTTCCTCCAGGAGCGTAATGTCCCGCGCCATTGCACTGACGTGCGACAGCATAGTTCCGAAAATCGAAGGATTCTGCCCAAACATTCGGTTGTATTCAATTCGAGCTTTGTAGTCCTTAAAGTGAATCGTTCGGTGCTCCTGGCGCTGTTCCGATTTCGCTTTGCCTCTGCCGTTCGGCTTTGCGTCGGCCGCATTTTGGTGCTGGTCACCGTTAGCACTAATGGACTTGTACGCTTCCCGGAGCACGTTCTTTATATCTATGTCGTTCATTTGCTCCAGGTTGTCGTCGAGATACTGGGTCTTATCCAGTCGCTCGAAAACAAAGTCGACCCACGCGTCACGGTTGGCCTCGGGGTTGCGTTTCTTAAATCTGTCTCCCGCGTGTTTGGCCTTTGCCGCAGTTCGTCCGGCAAAACTCTTCGGCGTTTTTTCCGCCAGGATTCTTGCGGCGTTGAGCACCTTGCCCTGGTTGTGTGTCTGAGGCATGATCCAGTCCTCACGCGACCGGATGTCTCCGCCCGCTCGGTTATAGCGTTCGCGCATTTGCTCAGTACATTGGATCCAGGCCTGCGCCGCTTTCTTATAGTCTGCGTTCTTAGTATCGACGCCGGAGATTTCTGCGAGGATTCCCGCGACCGCATCGTCGTTTTCGATCATGCCGAAAAACTTAGGGCAAGCGGCCTGGAGCGTATCCACTAGCTCCGAGGCATATTCCTTCGATACGCCGACGGCGTGCTTGTCGACTTTATCCAAATACCTCATGGCGGCCGAGTTTGCGCTCAAGCCCTTGGCCCGCATGTCGGCGGTATAGTTCTGCATAGCGGCGAGCGCGATCACCTGGCGCTGTGCATTGACCTTCATACGGGTGGCCCGGTACTGCATATCCTGCGCCACGAGCGCAGCGGCCTTGGCAACATATTGGTCTTTGGTCAGGTTGGGCTCGGTTTTCCGGATATCGAGCACCTTGCTTTTAATGTTAAGGACAATGTCCTCGCCTTCCTTGGCCGTTAGCTGTCGGCCGATAACTTGGCTAACCGAGTCCAAACATTCTTTCTTTAAGCCTTTTGCCATATTCTTGAATCCTTAATCGAAGGCGTTATTGGTAAACATACATAGCGCGGCGCGGGACATTCCGCTTGCGTCCTTCTCCAACTGCTCAGCCGCTGCCAGGTCTCCGGCCACCATCTCGCGCGGCGTGGTCTCGTTGCCGTTTTCGTCCAAGATCGGCATATCGCCGTACTTCTCCATGTCGAGATCAAAGCGGCTTTGAACAAATTGGTCATCCGTCATGACGCCTGCCAACTTGCTTTGATCCGGCGCCTGCTCGGTCTTAATGCCCATAGCTTCGAGGCCATCTTTAATCACTGCCTTGGTCTCGTCCGGCAAATTGGTGTTATCGACAACTTGAGTGACCGTCCGGCCGAAGTCTTCTCCAAATAGGCTCGGAGAATCCGCTTCGCTCTTGGCCGCGATTTCTTTATCGGTTGCGAGCATTCGGGCGTAGACGTCTTGGACCTCAGGCGTCAATTCAACGTCTAAGTCTGCGGCAGATTTGTAGATCGACACGAGCCAGTCCTTAAACTGCTTGAAGATCGCTTCGAGCCTGGAGGACGGTGCGACACCGTCACGGAGGTACTGCTCAAAGCCGCGGGCAAACTGCTCATGGAATTGCCGCTTTTCTTCGAGCGATAAGCCGTTCCATTCGTCGAGGTCCTTGAGGCCGAACCAATCCATAAGGGTCTGAATGTCGGCCCTCACCTGCTCGGGTGCGTCGGAGCGCATTGCCACGTCCGTCATAACGTCCAGGAAGTAGTGCCCGGACTCATGGACGAAAGTCGATTCGTCGGCAGTTCCGAACAAAGTAATCATGCGTTCGGCAGGCGTGTACATGCCGCGAGTCTCATCCCCGGATTGAGGATAGCCATTGTTTTCCCTTGACGGATCTTTTATACTGGAATCCTTGTCTAGAGCGGAAAATTTGTCGCCTGCCGCCGGGTGTCCCTTCGGGGATACGACTGCATCGTGAGGGTTCTTCGATTTTTCGGAGAGGGTGTCCACGGACAAGGTAACCCTATCCATCTTGCGATAGGGTTTTTTATTTCTTGTTCTATGCAACGATTTGTAGAGCTGGAGTTTGCCGCTCTCCCTCTCTTCTAAGTTAATAGCGAGCAAATACGTCTTTCCTATCAACTTCGTAAAAATTACTCCGTTTCTTCTTACTCCTTTTTCATTGACCCGCGTATCTCTAATAACTTCGTCCGGGTTATTGATGATGTTCTGAATCTGGAGATAATCTCCCGGAAGAACGTCAGGCGCATGGTGATTTACAACATGGTCTAAAAAATAAGCCTTAGACGTGTAAACACGGGGATCTGTTACTCTATCCCCGAAAATCGCTTTTAAGTAGGCGTCCGGGACAGTGGCTATATCTTCTAATTCTGTTCCGAAAATAGCCTCAATTTCGCCGCGTGTTTTTCCTCTAGCGGTTTCAATTTCCGACGGCTTCAGCCATACCTCTAGCCTTTCCTTCTGACTAGATACTCTCGACTGGAAAAGGCCTTCGGCGGTTTCCTTTCCGCCTTTGCGAACCTTGAGCGCATAGCGTTTCTCCAATTCGTCGGCGCTCATGCCTAACCGCTCTCCGAGTGTTCTGTAGAAAGCGTCGTAGAGGTCAGCAGAATAGGCCGCGAGTTTTTCTTTAAACCCGGCGCCCAGGAGCTGGTTGAATACTCGATCTCTGAAGGAGTCGAACTGCGTTCTCAGCGTTTCCGGATCGACGCCCTCGCCTGAGACATTAACCGGCTCTCCGTCATCCAACTGTTCCCGGGCGAGTTTCTCGTCGGCGATCGACTTATTGATATCGCCATTCATGCCTGAGGGTTGATCGCCCTCGATCACATCAGCGTTACGGAGCTCCATGGCTGCGTCCACCGCGCTCGGAGTGATCGAGTCGATTGCTTTATCCAAGGCGCCGAATTCGCTTTTGACCTGGTTGAAAACCTCGTCGCGGCTGACTTTACCGAATAGTCCTTCGCCGCCGCTTTCCTGCTGGGCCACCTCGTTGAATCGGGCCAGGGCGTCTTTGAGCCGTTCGGGATTCTTGGATAAAAGAATGTCTCTAAACCAGGCCTGTACCGGCGTGGCCTCAAAGAAGGATTCCGTGATCTCGCCTTCAACTTTCTCTCCATGGATCTTGCGGGCCTCTTGTTTGGTCTGCATGTAGTCGGCAAGCGCCTCCATGAGGTCGCCTGAGAAGTCAAAATCTCCGCCGTGGCGTCTGAGCTTGACGACTTCGGGCGCAGCGGCCTGGAGAACTTCCATCACCCGCTTGTCCTTCGGGTCGTCTGCGATAAAGCGGTTAATCAGTCGGTTATCCGGATAAGCCGCGGCAAAGATCGCCGACTTCATTCTTTGGCGGACATTGTCATAGATGACCTTGCCCTCGGCGTCGATGAGGCCTTCCTTGTCCGGAGTACGGCGCACGAACTCATCCATTGAGCGGACGGAGATACTGTTGTCCTTTGTGAACTCAACCTCTTCCAGGCGAACATTCCGAGCGTCCTGGGCGGCCTGCTCTGCGGGATTTAATTTCAGCGTTCCGGTGCGGTTGGATAATTCGCCGACGCCCTCCTTGACGTCCGCGTCGTCCATTACGCGCACGAGGATCGGTTCGCGCATCTTCTTGACCGCGCGGCGGCTGATGCCGAATTCTTTTAAGGCCTTGGTCAATTCCTCTTTGTACTTCGTGGCCTTGACGTTGCGATAGGCTTCCTGGAGTCCCGCGATACGGCCGTTACCTGCGATCGCTCGGGCGCCTTGCACTTCCGGATTAGTGAAGTCGGCATTGAGACTGCCGTCAACGCTGTTAGAAGTCATCACCTCGCTCACCTCGATCAATGCATAGCGCATCGTCGTTCGATCGCCGTTGGTGTCTGAGACTGTGACCGTCTTACCGAGAATGGCCGAAGAGTTCTCCGGCAAGTAAGCGATCACGGGCGTGCCCTCGCCCAAAGTTGCGCCGTTGCGCAGGCGATTGAAGTCAGGAGCCTGAGCGATCTGCTGCATCTGCAAGCGGCTTTCTTTACCGCTTCTGTCACGATTCTGAATGGACTCAAGCACGCCTCGGTTCATGCGGCTTGTCTGCCTTTCCACTGGGGCAGTCGGGGCCTCGGCCTGGGCCTTTTCCACCGCTTCTCTCGCGGCTCGGACACGGGCGCCCCTGGCGCCGAGAAGGCCGAAACCTGCGCCCATGAGGGCGGATGTTGTTAGGCTTACAGGATCGAAAGGATCGTACTCTTTGGAGATAACCGAATAGTCCGCGTTATCCAGGACGAACTTAATCGCCGACTGCTCAGTGATGTCAGTTGCGGGATTGACCAGGGCGCCGAAGGTCGCAGACTTCAAATAACTTGTGCCGAGGGAGGCGGGGAGCGCCATGCCGACAGCGTTTGTCACGCCTGTAATAAGGCCCGCTTTCGTGGCCGTTTCAGGATCTACGCCCTTGTCCTGGAGCTTATCTTTCTCATAACGTCCGAGGTCGGCGCCGAATAGCACACCGCCGACGAACGGATTGCCGCCTGCGAGAACGGAGTAACCGATACCCTTGGCCAAAGGACCGACCAGGCCGTAGAGGATCATGGCCGCCGTGCCGGTGGTCTCGGGATTCGGCGTGTAATCGTTCTTGATCTTGAGGCGTGCCTCTTTTGCGTCTTGCCTCAGGCGATTGACGACTGCGTCCTTGTTGACGTTAAGGTCAGGCGCAAAAGGATCCTCCTGCTGGGCCAGGTAGTAATCATCATCTTCGACTCTGAGCGCGGCCGCCTCGCTGATGCCCGACTTCGTGGCTTCCCATTCTTTTCCAATAGATTGGCCGATCGCGCCCCAGGAGCCCTCGAAAAGTCCGGGCGTCAGGGCCTCGGCGTCTTTCTCCGGAGCGCTGTACTGATTGATGACCTTGGCTTCTTCATTGGTCAGTCCGAAACGATTGATCCAGCTCATTTAATTCTCCGGGAAATTGTGTCGTTAAGATCCAGGCGGAAGGGCTCGCCCTTTTCGTCAGTCACGTAGCGCAGGCCGTCGCGGATAAAGTAGACACCGTCGCCGACCCATTTAAGAGGTGCGGTGTTGATGAGCCTGGCGGTTTGCTCCGGCGATATCACTTGGTTCCGATAAACGAGCCGTTTGCCGCCCTTCAGGAAGTCCTTGCTGTAGACCTGCAGAACGTCTTCAAAAGATCCGAGCTTGGTAAAGGTCATCAAGTCCTTACTCGCCTGCGACAGGCGGGAGGGCAAAATGATCTTTGCGCCGTTGTGCTCTGCCACCGGGCCGATAACGTTCTCAATCGCCGTGTCCACGCCGCTCGAGCCGCCCGCCTGGAGCGCATAAGCGCGCTCGTTTAGAACTGCGGAAATTAGATCCTCGTACTCCGGACTTCCGGCCGGGATCGGCAGCACACCGTCCAGCTTCTGACGAATTTCCGGCTCGTCCTTATTGGCGTCATTGACTTTGTTTCTACGGTAGTAATTGCCCTTGATTTGACGGAGCGCACCGTTGTTCTCTCGGCCGCGAGGCGTGGAGGCCACGCCCAAAGCAATAGACAGAAGGTGGTGGTTCTTACCGATATCAGTTGCTAATGCCGCCAGGGCTCCGCTGTCGCCAGTAACCGGATCAAAGATCGCGTCGGACAACTTCTGCGCATACTCGGCCTGGTGGTCTTCATCCAGGTTGGCGAAAGTTTGGCAAAGGGCGGTGGCCTCGGTTTTGGTGAGGATGTGTGCGTCCGTGCCGAATCGCTTGGCCACGTCCTTGTAGCTGCTGATGCGGTTGGTGAGCTCTTGGATGGCGAGCGTCTGATTGCTCCAGTCCGTGATCGGTTTAAAGCCGAGTTCCGGGATCCCCTCGATCGCAAAGCGCATCGGGTCCTTGGCCCGCTCGGTCTTGACCTTCTCTGCAGCCTTATCCCACGTTGCCTTCTGCTCCATGCGCGTGGCGTACTCAGGATCATCCTTTTGAGGTGTGAGCGCCCGGCTCGTTGCGTCCATATCGCCTACAGACATCGCCGGCATGGAGTGAATGGCGGCATTGAGCTGGGCCTGTTTCTCCACTTCGGCGTGCATTCTGACGCCCTCGTCCTGACCGTAGACGCTAATGAAGTCTGCTACATCCGGGAGCTCGGATACGTCGCCCGTGTTGATCGCGCGGGATAAGACGTTGTCCACGGAGCGTTTTAACTCGACCTTGGCCTGCTGAGCCTGCTGGCCGCGTCTCTGCCTGGATGCGCGGAATAACTTGATCTTGTCCGGAAGAGGTAACGCATCGATCACCGGATCGCCTGTCTTGACGTTCGGATTAAAGGCCACGTCCTTAGAGGTCAGGCGCGGAGCCTCAGACTTTTGCGACAGAAGTTTGCCGTTGTCATCTCGGCGTTCTCCATGAGGGCCGATAAAAATGTTTTGCCCGTTCTCGACTACCCAGTGGCCGCCGACATACTTCTTTCCGTCGTGGTACTTGCTCTCGACACTAAAAGTCGGATGATTTGGCTTTTTAAACGTATCGGGGAAGTGGCCGTTTTCTGCTTGAGCCGCGCCCGCCTTCCATGCGCCTCTAAGGTCATAGTCGTAAACATCACGCTCATGGCCGATCTTCTTTGCCCATGCTTGGTACTGATTTTCTTCGTCCTCAGTGAGTTGAGTATTAAATTTGTCGGAGTAATCGTTCTTATCGATTCCCAGCGCCTTATGGACCCCGGCGGTGATCGTCTCTTGGGAGTACGCGACCGCGCCAATCTCCTGGCGCATCATCGCGCTGATGAGCTTGGTCATCACCTGCGGGTCCTTGACGTCAAGGGCCTCTCCGGGATTGACGCCCATGGCCTTGCAGACATTACTGATGTAGGCGCGTGTCACGCCGTCGCTGGCGGCGCAGAATCTGTCCACAATGCCGTCCACGGTGTTGATACCGTACTTGGAGGCATAGGTCTTGAGAATCTTGGCCGCGGCGCAAATACCGTCCTGCGGGGTCTCGAAAATAGCATGACCTCGAGCGTCCTGGCCAACCATGCCGCTCCAGTTATTGCCGAAGACTTTGATATTGAGCGGATTGCAGAACTTGTAGCCGATCGTGTTCAGCACTTTGTCCGGAACACTGGGCGGTGTACCTAAGCCAGCCTGGGCGCCGGAGACTCTGACGTCGGCTTTTCCTGCGGCTCGTGCCGCGGATCCTTGCGTCAGTCCGATAGCCTCGGGGCCGCCCATAGCGTCAACAGTCTCCTGAAGCTGAGGCCATACGCGCTCGCGCAACAATGCATAGGTCTTGCGGGATACGTCCGGGCTCATCTTCGTGGAGCCTATCTGCTGATAGTGCTTGAGGGCGCCGTAAGGATCTTCTACCGCCATCTGCTGGTAAGCCGAGGCGTAGGCCAGGGCGGAATAGTTGTCCTTTTGCCGTGCAATCCATTCCGGACTCTTGCCGCCGATTTTGCCTTGATAGTCCACCTCATCCATGAGGCTTGCCATGGTACGGTCGGAGTCCGGGCCGAATCCGGAAAAAGCGAAGTCATCGATCAGCGACTTAGCCCGTGTATCCGAGACTTCGGCCTTATAAGCGGCGTTCTCACGCAAGCGATATCTCTGCATGGATTGATCGTATGAGTTGATTTTCTCCAGCGCGACAGAAGTAAAAGCCTGCTTTGCGAGCGGGTTTTGCAGTTTATCCAGGTGGTTCTGATACGCCTTGTTCATGGCTTCGCGGGTCGGGTCGTATCCTTCCACGGCGGTCTTGCCCTTCATGGCGTAATAACCGCTTTCCGGGTTCCACTGCAGCTCTCTTAACTCCTGATCCAGGCCGTTGAGCGCCTCGTCGGCTTCTGCTTTGACCTGCTGAGCCTCGGCCTTTTCAGCGAATTTGACCGTTAGGTTAATGCCTTGCTTCAAGGGCTGGGTTGCCCGCTCCATGGCGCGTTCGTAGTCAAAGGTCGGCTGGACGTTTTCTCCGGGCCGAGCAAAAGATTGTTCGCTCTGAGGATTCGGCGTGTTGTTTTGATAAATGGGTACCTGCATATTTATCTGCCTAGGATCGAGACCTTGTTGTTGATCGAAAGAGGATTGAAGTTATAAAGCGGCGTGAAAATCGGCTGGGCCGCAGATACCGCATCAACTCGGATTCCCGGATCGGCTGAGGAAATTCCGTCAATGCGTAAGCCGGGGTCAGCCGAGGAAATCGCATCGATCTTCAGGCCGGGATCTGCTCCGCTTATGGCGTCAACTTTGATTGGTCCATCTTTCGCAGGCTCTTTCGCTTTGCCCTCGGCAAGTTTTCCAAAGGCGTAGGTCATGCCCACCTGAGACAAGCCGTTGAGCGCCGTGGACATGAAGTTCAGGCCCACACTTTGTTTCTTGGCGTTAAACATCAAGGCCTGGTTTTTGAAGTCGGTAGCCCGCTGGCGATAGCCCCAGGCAGCGGCATGAGCATCGGTCTCAACGCGATTCTTGTTAATCGTCTTGATGATGTCGGTGGAAGCTGTAATCTGCGCCGCGCTACCGCTGCCGATCGCAACACCGTTGGCGGCGAGCGCAGCCTTCTGCCTAGCTTTGACTTGGCCTGCCTGCATCGTTTCGTGCTGGACCTTAGTCTCTGCCGCAAACAGGGTGTACTGCGCCTGCAATTCCATCGTCTTGGCATTCTCTTTGGCGATATTTGCCTGGGCCTTGGCGATAGCGTTGTTGTAGCGGGTTGTGAAGATCGAACCGACAGCGGAAATACCGGCAGAGATTCCCGTGCCGATCATTGAAGCGGTGTTGAAACTAAAGTCCATAAAACCTCCGATAGTGCGCCTATCTTGACGCCGCCTCAGGCTTTAATGCGCACTATTGTCGGTTAGCTGATCTCTACCGTAGTCGTGATCGAGGTTATCCGGAGCGGCAGTGGTAAAGACTGCCTGATATAGACCTGGCCCTCGTCACTCCATTTAGGCTTAATCTGCAGGTCGTAAATACCGGAGCGCAGATTCGGAGGATATCCGGGAAGCTCGGTCGCACGCGGCTGCATGTGATAGAGCTTCTCAAAGCTCGATCCTGCGGACACTCCGGACGATTCGTTAAGCCGTAACGTAACCTCCGTAATATTTTTACGGTGAGAGGTGCCGTAGGACATATCGTTAAGTTGAAGGTGGATCGGGAGCGTAACCATGTCGGAGTCGTATTGCAGGCCGACGTAAACCGTCGAAGCCTCATCCTCCAGCACAACTTTCCCGCTGACGACCTTCTGATCGGGTACGACATAGCCGTCGGCTAGGATCGATACCGTCTCTCCCTCCAGCCAGGAAAGTCCGGTGATCGTCGTAGTCGGGTTGCCCTGGTAGAAACCTGCGCAGTCAACGTAACAGGATTCGGCCCTTGAGGGCGACTGCACCTCGTGCATACGCTCGATAAATCGGACGGTCTGCCCGTTGATCCTGCGGCAAGTGACGACATAAGGGATGTCCTCGTAGCCCTCGGAGACAACAGTCACGGACTCAAAACTGCCGCGGGTCTCGATTGTGGAGAATGCTCCGATCTGCTGCTCCGGGATATAGGTGAAGGCCACCAATACGCCGTCGCTGGAGACCGACCAAATAATCGGATTCGGTGCTTTGGAGTAAGCAATATCGATCACGGTCTTATGGTCGAAAAGGTGCGGCGCACGAAGACATAAATCTCCGGAAATAAATCCGCCTCGCTCGTATGAGTAACCCATTTCACGAAGATGGCCGCCTCTGGCCGCGGCATACACGCAGGCCGAATTTACAACCACAGGGTTGACCGAGCTTGCGCCTTCTGCGTTCTGCGCCTTGAAGCTGATTGAGTCCGGCGTTAGGGCGTCCGTGTCCGTGGTGCCCACTACCCAGCACCCTGAGGCCGTGAGCAGAATAAGGCGAGACAGCGGGACAAGGTGGCGGATGCGGTTAACGTCTCGGGCGTAGATTCTGGCTGAGATTCGGTCGGTCGCCTGGACAGGTAAGTGATACGCCATGGAGTTCTCACTGCCTGCGGCCGTCATCCAAATATATTGAGGTTTGGTACGCGTGCCGGCAAAAATCTTGCGCTGGTCAAAGTAGGAAACTGTTCCCGGATATCCGGACGTAATTTCCGAGTCGTACCGTGGCGGCGTTATCCCTGAGTCCGGAGAGATCGCGTCATCGATAATCGAAGTTTCGGACGTTTGGCCGATATAGCTGTAGACGCCGCCGACGTTGCGATACACACGATACATAGCAGCGCCCGGGACGGCATTCCAGGTGAGTGTGTTGTAGGCGCCGTCTGCAAAAGGATTGCAGTCAATTTCAACGGTAGCCGACAGCGGGCTTTCCTCTGAGGCGTCCGCGTTCAAAGCCGTAACCCCGTATTTTCTCTTAAAAAGTCCTTTGTTCTTATCCTCGACGTCCGGACCGATTGTCTGGGTTACGGCCAGGCCCGTAGGTGCTGACAGTGTGGTATTAAAGTTCACGTTCTCCAATCGCCAGTCGGTCGCACCGTGTCGCCTCAGAGTTTTCGTCGGGTAATTGATATGCGCGATCGTAATCACGTCGATACTCTGGACGAAACTCAGCTCGAAAAGATCAGCCTCCTCATACGGAGTCGTGATTTCATACGGAGCATTGCCGGACATCAAAGTTTGCTTATGCGTATGGAAGCGGATGTACTTGTGTCCCACCTCTAAGACCATCGTCTGGTCCAGCGAAAACAAGAACGGGATCAGGCGGCATTTTTTGTCCGAGTATTTCGCGTGCGCCACGTACTCGAAACCCGGGCGCCTGAAGACAGGACCCTGGGGCTCAACGATAAAATTCTTGCACTTCGCGAGGCCCGTTTGGTTCTTGGCGTCGTCCACTCGGGCGTACATGGTATTAGAGATTTCGCCGCCGCCGAAAGAGTTTCTAAAGATTCTGACTGCCATTACACGAACCTCGCTCTAAGCTGTGCCGCTAAATACTTCGGATGCTGGTGGGCGCTCTTTTTTGCGTCCCGTGTTTTGGCCTTGCTCAAGGCGTCCTCGGCATATTTGAGATACTTGTCCGCGCTCTGATTCTTAACCAGGGCACCCGCGAGAGTAGCCCGGGAACATCTGCGGGTTGTTCAAGTAACGGGTGTAGACGATCACGGCGTCCTTGACGTCCGTCAGCAGGAACATCGTGTTTTCGCTTTCGCGATACTCGATCTCGTACGGCAGTGTGGTCTGCCAGGGTTGGCCGCCGGTGCAGTAAAGACCGACAACACACATGCAGTCGCTCGGCAAAGAGTAGCCGTAACGCCACGGGTACAGAGTTCGATCCAGCTCAACGTACTGGGGCGGCTTGTAGCGACTTTGGGCAAAGCTCCAGTTAAATTGCTCCAGCAGATAGCGCAGTGCCATCGGGTAGTAGGCCGCACACTGCTCCGAATACTGAGAACCGTCCGGAGGATCAATAGACGTAATGTTAGAGTCCGCACCGAGCTGAGACAGTGCGGCATTGCAGATTTCGATTTGATTAGCCATGAAAGTAAAGGCGGGTTTTATACCCGCCTCCTCCGACAAATTTTCGGTTGTTTGCTACCGGTTAGCTGTCGCTGCCGGATGCTGCCGTTGTTGTTTCGGCTCTGAATTCCCAGCCCTCGCCGTCCTTTACCTGGCCAAGTTTATAGTCATTGCCGATCCACGCAGTAAACGTGCCTGCCGTGACGCTTGTCGGAACAGTCACAATACGCAGGTAGCGTCTGTGCTCGAAGGGGAGCGACAGCACGATAGGATTCTTGAGCTCGGTAGCCGTGAAGGCCTTGGTAGTTGCGACTGTGGCAAACGTGGAATTATCCGCAGAATCCTCAATCTTGAAGGCCAGGCTCGTACCGGTCACGCCTGTGGCGGTGATACAAAGCGCCATCTTATGGCCGTTGTCTCCAGAGTCTACCAGGGTGGAGCCGAAGTCAATGCCGCTCGAAGTAAAGGCGGTTTTGGCCTCCTTCTTGCTGGCGAACATCATCTTAATGTCGAAAACCATAACGCCTCCTTACGAAATTGTGATTGCGCTTTCACTTGCGCTCAGCACGTCGGTGCCGTACTGATAGATCGGGATACCGCCGAAGGACAACATGCCTTCGCGCTTGCCGAAGGTCTTGTATTCCAACGTGTACTTTGTCTTTTCAAGAAGCTGCAGGTCGTAGATCATGCCGACTTGATCGGTACAGTAGATGCCTACGTGAGCGAAGTCGTCTGTGCGCAGACGGTGGCGAGCTTCAACAAACAACTTCAAGAGGTCAGCTGCACCCTTAGCGGTCGTGATCTTGGAGGTATCGACGTTTGCGATACGGACAATGTTTTCCGGGTTGCCGGCGAATACGCCGAGGTCATAGCCGAACTCAGTGACGTATGCCGGGAACATCTTGCCGTTAGCGTCCGGAATATAGATCGGAGCCTTCTGGACTTCAACGGAGATACCGGTTGTACCGCCGTTTTCCGGGAAGAACAAGGTCATGGCTTCCGGATGCCAGTTAATGAAGTAAATCGAAGTGAGCGTGCTCGTGGAGCCGCTGGCCACTGTACCGCCGGCGTCAATGATGGAATTCTTCCAGGCGCCTCCGTCTTTGCCCGGCAAAACGATATTAGCCAGGCCTAAGCAGTCTCTCGGGTCAGTTTCCGGATTACCCTGGAAGACACGTTTAACCATGCCGCGAGTAAGACCGCGCATAAACATTTGGTCCTTACGGGCGCGATACGGTGCGCGGTCCTTTTCCGGCATTCTTTCGAGCTGGAGTTTACCGATCACGGAACGGTCGCGAACAATGCAGGACGGGTAGCGTACTGCACGGCCGGTCGGCGTGGATGCGTCCCAGCCTTCGTTAATACCGACGAGTTGGCCTTCCGGATATTTATCCGCCAGTGCGCCTTTCATGCCCTGGCCGTCGTTGCCGCGGACCATAGTGGCGCGGTCAAAGAAGGGCTGATAATCTCGGACTGTTTGGATGAAAACTTTCTTTGTCACGTCGCTGTCCGGAACGAGCGACTGCCATTCGGCCATCGTGACGGGCGTCATGCCGCTAAAAACGTCTGCCATTTTTACTCTCCCAAATTAACCATAAATGTCTTGAGGTGTGATTGCTCCGGATACTTTGCCCTTGGGCGGAGTATCTTCGCTGATTGCCGCGCCGACTCTTGCTAGGAGCTTGATAAAGCCGGGATGCGAGCCGATAGGCAGCGAGAACAGTTCTGCGACATCGGCGTCATAACTGCCGTCGGCGCTTCGGCCGAATCGGTCTCTGACCTTAATCGCGCGCTGGATGGAGGCGTCGTAATTGGAGCCGCCGATCTCGGCGTCTTTCTTCGCCTTATCCAGCCACTGGCCGCTGACCTTGTTAATAAACTCAACCTGCTGGGCGGCCATGACTGGAGTGATCTCATCGATTACAGCCTGGGCCTTTTCCTGCGAAAGATTGAGTTTTTTGGCGATACCTTTGAAGGAGTCGACCACCGCGCCGTTAAGCTCTACACCCTCGGGTGCTTTGAAGTCGGCATAACTTTCAGGTGCCGCATCCGCCCCCGCTTCCTGCTTCTGTCCTTCCTGGCCCTCGGCCTTCTTGGCGTCGTCCGTCTCAGGCTTAATCTCGAGCGGGTTGGTTACCGTCTGAGCGGCCTGGGCGTCTGGCGCCGGAGAAGTTTCAGTCTTCTCAGTACCGGTCTCCTTTTCAGTCGGAGCGGTGGTCTGAGAAGACTGCCCCTGGTCCAAAGGAGAAGACTGTTGTTCATTCTGCGAAGGAGGTACTAACGTCTCCTGACTGGTGTTTTGGGAGCCGCTGTCATTTTCTGTACTCATCCGAAATCTTCCTTATCGGTGTGTATTGTTCCGGGCAATAGGTCATGACGTAGCTCAGCACGACAAGGCCGAAAGTTTTCTTTCCTTCTTTGTTCGCCATCGCCAGGGCGTTGGTGTCAAAAGAGGAGGAGAACAAGGCGCAGTCGGAAAAGAGTTTGTTAAACACGATCTTTCCGTCCCGCGTACCCAGAAGGCGGATGAGCGACTCTTTAAAAGCATCGTCAAAGCTCGCTTTCTGCGCTTCCCGTTCTTGTCTTTCTTCCTTGAGCTTCGCTTCGTCAAACGGATTGCGAATCTTTCCTGACATTTAAAACCCTCAATAAAAATCAATGCGCACTTTTTTACTGTCCCATCTCGGCCTGGAGCGCCTCGACGGCTTGGCCTGCCATGGTGTCGCCGCCGGCCGGGACCTTGCCTAACTTGCTCAAGGCGTCGACGCCCTGCTGCGCCTGCTCCTGCTGCGCCATCTGCTGTCGCTGCTGAGCTCTCTGCTGCTGAATCTGCCGCACCTCTTCGTCCGAGCGCAGTAACGACGGGCTCACACCCTTCTTGTCGAAAATGATCTTGATGGCGTTATCCAGGTTGATGCGATCAAGCACGGACGGGTCGACTTGGGCCAGCTGGCAGACTTGGGTAATGGCCTCCATGTCGGTGTTAGCCTGGACCTCTTTCTGCGAGCGGGCGAGCATCGAGGTGTACTCAATGTTTAACTCGGTGCCCTGGAGTTCCTGGGGCGGCGGCGGGAAAACTCCGGCGCGGGAAAGAATCGAGAAAATGCGGCCGATAAAGGGATTCAAGACCTCATTGTTGAACCGAGAGAGAATCGGTCCGAGCATGATGAGTTTTTCCTCCTGGAGTCTCGCCACGGCGGTCGCCGTCATGCGAGCGATCTCCGCCTGGTTGGACAGCATGAGGAAAAGGTCTGTAAAGAATGCCGCTTTGATTCGGCCTTGGACTTCCTGGATGTCGACGGTGATTGGGTTGATGTTTCCGACCGCAGTGGTGGCGTTATTCGACTGACTGCCGTTGGTCGGCATGTCCACGAAACTTAAGCCGCCCGGGGCGAAGTCCAGCTCGGCGTCCTTAGCCGAGGTCGGGAGCAGTCTCGGAGGATCAACGATCAAGTCGATCGCATTGCCCTTTTGCATCTGCTCGTGTTTGAGCTGGCGCACGTCGCCCAGCGCTGTCATGCCCGGAGATTCGCAGGAATAAGTGTCCGTCGAGATTGCGCCCCAGCGGCCGACGATCGCCGGAAATTCGTTGTACCCGGACTCAAGCAGAATGGAATGCTCATCGCTGTCGGCGTCTACCAACATGTGGACCGCACGATACGGCATGTTCTTGTTGTCCTGCTTGGTGATGTCGCGGTCGTACCTCGGCTCAATGGCGTGGATGACGGCCTTCTCTTGGTCGTACTGCCGTTGATCGTAGAGCGACCTGATGCCGCGCGGAACATTCTCATAGCCGTATTGCTGAACGATTTGGGATACCGTCATCATCAGCTCGCGATACAAGGTATCCGGAATGCCCTTGTGGTTGCAGGCGATCGCATACTCGCCGATTGTGAACGGGTAGCAGTAGAAGCCGCGTTCGTCGTCTTCCTGGATCATCATTGCGGCAGTGCCGTAAAGGCTGACCTCCAGCCAGAAGTGATGCAGGCTTTGATAGGCGTTCGTTCTCGATAGGCCCATGTAGATGATTTGAGCGACGTCCGAGAGCCACTGCTTTACAGCCGGAGACTCATCCAGAGAGGGACTGCCGGTCGTAAGGTAGAACCATTGCTGGCTAGGGTCGGTCAGTCCGGACATCAAGCCGGAGGACAATAGGTTGCTGGCGCTGGTGGCCGTATTGTCGAAAATCTCATTGAACCTTTCGCGCGCTTCGTTCTTCGGTCCCCGCAGCAGGAATTTGCCTGTTGCCGGGCGGATATGCGTGGCGATACTTTTCCACTGCGGGATAAAGGGATCGCGCTCCGTCTTGAGCTTTTGCCAGCGCGACAGAATGTGCGCGCGTAATTCCTTCTTGTCCATAACTGCCTCCTAGTCGAAGGTGAATCGGTAGGCGTAAACCAACATAATCCACCAGGCGGTCGCGACAATACCCACGACAATCCAGCGAAGAAGCTCCCCGGCAAGATTTAGCTTTGTTTCTCTTAACGACATTTTGAGAACTAACCGACAAATATGTTTTATGCGCCGAGCTTGTTGCCCTTGCCTAAGGTCAGATCGGAGTTATTGATGCCCTCGGGCCCTGTCAGCAGCGTCGAGCCGCCGGACGCGTTCTGATCTAAGTTCTGCTCATAAATGCTGGAGACATCGGCCTCTTTGGCGTTCTGGCGGCGCATATCCTCGCGGGCCTTCGTCTGAGTAATCTCGTTATTGCGCTGTGCTTCCTTGGCCGCGGCCTTCTGCTGTCGGGCCTGCTTGTTGCTCGCCATAACGGAGGCGGCGGTACCTACCGCGGCCACGCCGGCACTGATTGCTACAGCTGTAGTGGCAGAAATTGCTCCGCTCATATTCATTCTCCCCGTGACATTAAAAGATCGGTTTCGTCAGTAAATTCGGCCTCTGCTTCCAGGAGCGTCTTGGCCCGGGTAGCAAAGGACATGGAAATAGTGGTGTTCTCGTAGGCGACAAAAATCTGTCTGCGGCCTGCCGAGGCTCGGAAAATATGTGTGCCTTTTAAGCGGACGGTCCTGCCGCCGCAGGTCATGGCGAAGTCCCCGGTGACCATGATGACCGTCGGGATCTTGATTAAGGCGCCGGCGATCGCCACGCCTTTGGGGACTAAGCACGTGCGGCAATACATGCCGGCATGAATGAAGCTTTTGGTCTTAATCTCGACCTGGGGCGCCGCGCGCATTTCCTCGACGCCTGCGGCTAAAGCCTCCAGTTCTCCGGACGTGTTGGACGGTATTTCAGCGATTACGATTTCAGTCATGCCAGGGCCTCATAAAAAACGGTGTTCATGCGTGTAAACCTCGGGACCCTCTCGAACAAAGTCTCCAGGCGCGAGCCGCTCCTGCATCCCCAATAGATGCCTGAGGCGCCGGAGTCTCTGGCGGCCTGGCTCACGGCATTGATAAGACGGATGCCCGCCGCACCGAGCCGAAAGTCCTTTGATAAAAAGACCGACTCCACTGAGGCCGTGACCGTGGAGTAATGCGGGATGACGGTTAGTACGAAAGAGCCGAATCCGACAAGCCGCTCACCACTGAAGGCGCCGATCACATGAAAGGCGCCTGACTCCTCGGCCTTGCGGTAATACTCGACGTTTGGCTTTTGAGGCAAAAAGGGGTTGCCTGACTCGGCCATGTATTCCGAGATCAGCGTGTCGGCGTCCGGAGCGCCGAAAACTTCCGCGACCGTGACAGGTCTAAAGGTCAATACTTTTTCCATGGGCGCATTGTCGATCTCCGGACAAATTCAATGCGCACTTTTACAGCGACTTGTAGGGATTTCGGATGTGACGTTTCCGTCTCTCGGTTAATCGCGGCATATTGGCTGGGCCGTCCAAATACTCCTGGATCGGTACGGCAAAACACAAGGCGAGCGCGTCGGCCGTGTCCGGACTATTCATGCCGCGTTTTTTCATTGACTCCTTACTCTCCAGGAGCAGGCGTCCTTTGCGGTCCAAAAGTTTTTCCGGAATGCACAAGTCGTCAGCAAGCTCCGGGCTATTGGGCAGGCAGCCGTTGCCCCGGATAAAGTCTCTCATCCGATCCCACATTTCCGCTCGTTTATTAGCCCACCGCTCGGTGTTGCTGGAGCGGTTAGCCGCGATCACTTTATGGATGTGCGGGACCTTGTCGACCATGTAGTCGTAGGGACTGGCGCCCACACCCGTATAGTCAATGTTGATGTAGATTCGCGGGATTCCGAGTTTCTGCAGTTCCCGGGCGTAGAGGATGACCTGCTCTCCAAGCTGGGGCCCGGTAAGTCCTCGGAAAATTTTTAAAGGCATGGTGCAGTCGCGACCGATTTTCGTTGCGATCACTGATCTGTCGTCGCCTTCTCGCGCAACGTCCACACCTAATACGGCGACCGTGGCGGCGTAATTCATAACTCCTACAGGGCGGTTGACTGCTGCGTCCACGTCCTCTCGAGTAATGAACTGTTTGGCAGAGGTCGACGGAAAAACTCCGCGCACACGAACTTTCACGAAGTCGGAGTCCTCGCCGTAGTCGTCCACGTACTGCTGCAGGAGTTCCTTGTTCGTGATCTTGACCGTTCTGGAGTCGATGTTGTAGTGCAGCCAGCGGTGGCGCTGTTTGTGGAAAGCGTCGAAGAAGGCGCCCTCGGGTCGCGTCGGGTTTCCGAAAATACACCAAATAATTTGCGTATCGCGGTCAGTCAGCGCGCCTTTCGTAACCTCATAAATTTTCTCGGCGATCACGGACGCTTCGTCGAATAAAACGAGAATCCGCTTACCCTGATTATGTAGGCCCTGGAAAGCGTCGGTATTACTTTCGTTCCATGGAATGGCGTCGATTCTCCAGGTGTACTTATGGCCCTTTTGGAGAGAATAGATCGATTCGGCCGCGACCTCGAACCAGTCCTTGAAAATGCAGACAGAATGCCATTTATGGAGCTCGGACCACGTCTTGGTTAAAAGCTGACGGCCCGTTTCCGCAGTGATAACGCCTTTTGTGTCCGGATAGGTGCATATCGCCCAGAGAATGACCCAGGCGACCAAAGCGGTCTTTCCGATTCCGTGTCCGGACGCCACGGCAATTTGGATTGCCTGGTAGCGGGTCGCACCGTTTTGCAGTCGGTCCCTAATGTCGCCTAGGATTTTCTCCTGCCAGGTATCGGGCCCGTCGTACTTCTCTAGGATCCCCTCGCCCCAGGGGAATGCATGGCGCACGAATGCGAGCGGATCGTTACTGAACCGCACTGCGAGCTTCTGTAAGTTCAGTTCGTAATTTTGATTTGCTAATTTTTCATTGTCCATGTGACCACCGTCAATACAAATGCGGTTATGGGGAATGGGAATGGAGCGGGCGAATAAAATCACCCCTCGCGCGGTCAAATTACAGATATTGCCTATCGGTCCATGATAACGCCCCTCGTCGGGGCTGAGTTGGGGGTTTCACCCCTCCGACCGCCGAATTTCGAACACCCTTCGCCTATTGATAACCCCGCTTTAATCCATCGTGGGTTATCGATTGGGGCGGCTCGATCACACCCCGTTTGCTTCGAGGTACCGAGCCGCCGGGGTATGCCTCATCCGACTGCCGAGAGGTGGACAAATTGGTGGACAAAATAGAAGTAATGCTCATAACTCATTGATTTATATGAATTACTTGGCGGAGGATTCCTCCGCTATATCGCTATTTCTCGTCCTTTTCCACTGCGGCCAGGATCTGCGCCAGGCGATTGGCGCGGTCACTGACGTCCTGAGTGACTTCCAGTTTGTCTCTGAATTTGCCCCTTAAGCGGCATATCGTTGTGAGCGCCTGGTTCGCACCCTTGGAGTCAAACATAAAAACCGCGTGGCCCGCTTTGTCTTTCTTCGGCTTGCCGTCGAAGTTGTAAACCTGTTGCGGCTCAGAGCATTTTTCAAGGATATCAATGGCTTTTTTGAGCTCGAAGTCCTCTTCTAACTGCATTCTTTCGTTGCGCTCGGCCTGCCGCTTCTCTATCGCGCGGGCGACCTTATCGGTCTTGAGCAATCGAGCTGCATTTGCCCAAATTACTTCGTCTTTGCTGCCTGCATATCCCGCTTTTTTGTAAGCCTCGGTCGCATTGCCGCCGTTTTTCAGATATTCGCTAACGAAGGCGGCCTGCCTGGCTGTAAGTCTTTCAATCGTTCCGAATTTGGTTCCCGGCATAATAAAACCTCCGTAATCAATGAGTTGATTATCGGAGGCTGTCGCCCAATAATGCGCACTATTTGTGCTCGTGCTTTTGGTCCTTTCCAAAAAAGAGGATTAAGGCCAGCACGCCGACCGCTGCCACAAAGCAGGTATACAAGAACCATGCGCTAGTCATCACTTATTCTTTTCCCTGTAGGCAAGGTACACCATGAGAAAGCCATATGCCGCAACACCGCCTGCCATTATGTAAGCGTAGAACCAAAAGTTCATAATTTCGCCTCCCATGTCGTAAGTATTTGTGCCGTAGCGAAAAACACTGCGCAGAAAATAATTCCGCTCGGTTTATCCTGAAAAGCCGCAACACCAAAGGAAAACGCCGCAATCTTCTCTAAAAAATCTGCGGTCCGCTTGATGTTCGCTTTGTATTCTTTATACCTTTGTAGATTCATGCCGTCAATCTCCTGACGCTTATTTTAGTCGTTTTGCTTCCGGCGCCGTATTTCCTTAAAACCGATTTACCGCGCCTACAGCCGTTCAAATTTCGTCGGACGATAAATCGTATTAATTTTTGCCGATCGCTCTCCAGAGGTCCATTTTGATGCCTTCCTGCCCTATTCATTGATCATTGCTTTAACGAACTTCACCGGATGCTTGCCTCTTATTCTCCCGGCAAAAAAGTCTCTGACCGTTCGCTTTGGTATTTCCATCTTTTTCGATATCTCGTTAAGCGAAAATCCTGCCAGGCGTAAATCAATGCACTGCAGGACTTCATTGTCTGTATATCTCGCGGCCTGATGGCTCTCGCCAACGTATGCGCCCAGCGGGCCGATAAAGTCGACGCCTCCGGCCCTAAGACCTAAAGTACCCCGGATGTTCTCTCTTAACTCTTTCAATCGCCGCTTGTAAGGTCCGCTGGCGGCCGAGTCCATGAAGTTTTTGTGCCGCTTTCGCGGCTTCTGTGAGTAATCTTTGGGCGTCATGAGGTAATACCGAGTGAAGTTTTTGATTTAGTTGTTTTTCTTTTATAAGAATTTAAAAGTAGGTATCGGGGGCTTTAAGGTCATTTCAGTGCAAATGGGCTGTTAGGTAT